ACCGCGGCCAGCAGCAGCTGCGCCGTCCCGAGCCGCCAATCGCCGTCACGCAGGAACAGCCCGCCGAGCGCGAGGAAGGTCGCGACCTGGACGGCGAGGATCGCGCTCATCAGCTCACCTCGCGCACGTAGAGGATCAGGTGGTCGCGGCGGCGGCCGACCGACTCGATCGCCATCGGGCCCGCGTAGAGCGTCGCGCCGAGACGGTCGGTGACGGAGGCGATCCGGTCGCCCTCCTTGACGTCGGTGCCGGCCGGGACGATCAGGCGCCGGTCCTCCAGCACGGTCAGCTTCGACCCCTGGACCGCCTCGCGCGCCGACTCGCGGCGCGCGTCGAACCAGGCGCGGCAGCGCACGCCCGAGAGGTACGTCGCCCACGTGAGCGTCTGGCCGCCGCCGCCGTCGGCGGCAGCCGTCGCGCGCTCAACCGTGCAGCGCATCGTCATCGCTCCCCGAGCCGCCATCAGGCGATCAGCAGCCCCTTGCGAGGCTCGAGTGAGCGCAGCAGGCGCTCGCGCTCGGTCTGGAAGTCGGCGTGGCGCTGGCGCGTGTCGCCGACCGTGCGCTCCGAGACGCCCTCGAACTCGATCGTCAACTGGACGAGCTTGATGATCACCTCGTCGCGCTGGTTGCCGTCGTTTTTCGGCGTGTAGGTGATCGAGACGCGCGTCCCCCAGCGCGTGCGCGAGTTGGTCCCGCTCGCGAGCCGCTGGAGCGTGCGCCCGCCGTGCCAGGAGCGCCAGTCGCTCGCGGCGAGCACGGTCGCGGTCTCGACGCCGGTCGGCGGGTTCGCGACGTACTCGGTGATCGTGATGGTCTGGGCCGAGTCGATCGGGCGCGCGAGCGAGAGCGCCTCGCGGTCGCCCTCGAGCGCGACCGTGATCGGCGCCGCGGAGTTCGCATGGGCGCCGTGACGGTCGATCACCTCCTGGTTGGCCTCGTCGATCAGGCGCTGAAGCTCAGCGTCGGAGAGATCGGTCTCGATGCGTTCCTTGACTCGGTCGATCAGCGGCACTGGGTCACCTCGTCACGGTCGGGGAGGCTGGGTCAGGATCGGCGGGGCGGGAACGGTCAGCGTGGGCGCGCCCGAGATCGCAAGCGTTGGCGCCGGAGGCGAGGTGCGCTGGACGAGCGCGGCGGACTCGCTGAGCGCAAGCGCGTCGGTGGCCGTGATCACGCCGGCGCCGCTCTCCTGCTGGAGGCTGCCGGAGTCCGTCACCGCCGCGGCATCGGAGTGCGCCAGCGCGAAGGCGACCGTGCCCTCGCTCGAGGTTGCGCTCTCGGCTGCTGCGGGACTCGCGGCGAGGCTCGGGACATCGGCGCCTGCGAAGACCTCCGTAGTGGTGAGCGCCAGGATCGGCGTCCCCTCCGCTGCGGTTGCGCTCGCGCTGGCCGCGAGGCTCGCCGCGAGGCTCGCCGCGTCGCTCGCGAGCGCGCTCTCTGAGCGCTCCTGGGCGAGCACCGGGACCTGCTCTGTGGCGGCACCGGCGTCCGTGCCGCTCACGGCGATCACCTGCACCACGCTCGCCGTCTCGTCAGCACTCGCGCTGTCGCTGCCGCTGAGTGCCAGCTCAGGCGCCTGCTCGGAACCGGTCGCTGCGTCTGTCTGGGTCCCGAGCGCGAGCGCCGGGGTTCCTTCGGAGGTGCTCGCCGTGTCGGCGAGGCCGCTCAGCAGGAGCCCCGCGTTCGCATCGCTTGCGCTGGCCGAGTCGGAGCCCGACTTCTCGACGGTCGCGGCGGCGTGGTCGACCTCGACATAGGCGGCGTAGACCGTGCAGGACCCCGCGCCACCACCGCCCGCCGTCGAGCGGCAGATGAACTCCGCTCGCAGGTCGTCGATCTGCGCCTGCGTCAGCGCGCCGGTGTAGGTGAGCGTGTACCAGCCCTCGGCGGCCGAGGCGCCCGTCGAGAGCGTCGTCCCGAGCTGCGTCGTGCCCGTCAGCAGCCGGATCTCGATCTGGCGCTTCGCGCCCGTGACGAGGTAGGTCTTGAGCCGCGCTGCCGAGACCTCGTCGGTCCCGAGCGTGAATGAGGCGACGTGGACCTCGCACTCGGCCCCAGCGGTCGAGGTCGAGACCGAGCCGCCGTCGCCCGAGGCTTCGGCGTCGGTGGGGTCGGTTACCGCGTCGTCGAGCAGGTTCCACGCGGTCGTACCGGAGGACTCGGTCCAGCCCGCCGTGACATCGGCGTCCGGGCGCAGGACGGTGGTAGCCACGGGGGCCTACCCGGCTACGCGAGTGAGATCGTGATCGTGAAAGCCCAGGTGGCCGCCGAGGTCTTCGTCCCGAGCGACTCCACCTTGCGATTCAGCATCCGGCCGGCCGTCGAGGCGTTGAAGACGCCCCACTCCTGCCAGGCGAAGTTCGCGTCGTCAGTCGCGAAGGTCGACTTGTAGGTGATCGTCTTCGCGCCCGCGGCCGAGGTCGAGTCGGTGTGCTGCGGGTAGGTCGCGTCCATCGCCTTGCGCAGCTTGTTCGTCGCGGCCTGGAGGTCGGTCTGGGTGTCGGCCGCTGCCGTCGTCGAGTCGCCGACGCCGATGTAGGCGTTGGTGTTGTCGAAGGCCGTGACCGCAGTCCCGATCAGTCGCTGCCAGAGCGCCGAGGCGCCGCCGATCAGGAGCAGGTTGCCCTCGCGCTCGATCGTCTCGTAGAGCGCCGCGGCGGCCTCGCCCGAGGCGATCTGCTCCGGCGTCCAGTCGCCCTCGTACTTGTCGAGGGTGACCGAAACGCGCCACTCGGGCCGCTCGTGTGTCAGCTCCGCGCTCACTTGTCGGCCGCCGGCTTGCGCTGCTTGTCCTTCGGCTGCGAGCGCTGCTTGACGAGGCCCTTCGCCTCGGCCTCGGCGAGCGTGATCTCGTCGCCGGGGATGGCGAACAGGAAGGCGGCGTCGGGGTGGCCGTCTTCGACGACGTCGCCCTTCGCGGTCGTGTAGAGGCGCTCGGTGATCTTGTGGAGTCCCACTGTCGTCTTCCTTTCCGGCGGCGTCCGCCGCTCGATTTCGAGGCCCATCAGGCGATCAGGTAGCGCGTGTCGGCGGGTGAGGACTGGTTCGCCGTCTCGGCGATCGCGTTGACCGCGAGCCCGGCGGGCACGCGCAGGACCCGCTCGCCGGTCGAGGCCGCGACCCTGAGCCCGGTCGCGACCGCAGCCGCAGCCCCGACCGCGAGGTAGATCGCGTTCGGGCCGAGATTCTGGATCACCGCCTCGCGGTGCTGGTCGGGGTCGGCGGCGATCAGCTCGCCGCCGCCCGTCGTCACCTGTGCCGCGGGCATCTACGCGAGCTCCACGTAGCGCACGAGCACGCGGAACTTGCCCGCGGTCAGCGCCGCCGTGGCGACGGTGGCCACCACGGAGCGCGCAGCGGTCGTCTTGACTGGCGCGGTGGTGGCGGTGAACGTCGCCCGCTTGGCACCGGTACTCGACCAGGGCGCGCCCGAGATCGCGGCAGCCGCGTTCACGTCCGCTGCCGACTCGACCTTGACTGCGACCGTGGCCGCGCCGCCCGAGGCCAGGATGGTGTCGACGTGCAGCAGCGCGTCGACGATGACCGCCCCCGAGGGGACCTGGTCCCCGCGCAGCGTGATGTCGCCGATGGCCCCGCCGTCGACCGCGAAGTCGTACTCCGCCACCGCGAGCTTCTCGTCGCCGAGCCCGACGCGGTTGCCGGCCTTGTGCGTTCCTTCGATGATCGGCATCGCCGTCTCCTTTCAAGGCGCCGGGGCGGCCACAGCGGGCCGCCCCGTGCCCAGGTTTCGCGTGGTTTAGAGGCCGGTCACCGTGCAGAGCGCGGCGGGCCGGTAGACGACCAGCGCCGCGCGCATGTCGGCGCGCACCGCCTGCTTGCCCTCGATGAAGAACGTCGAGTGCGAGTCGGTCACCTTGACCTCGATCCCGCGGCGGTTCGCCAGCTCCGTGAAGTTGGCGTAGTCGCCGACGAGCGCCGTGCCCTCGGTGATCGCGTCGGAGAGCACGACCGGCAGCCCCCAGATGCGGGCCGGGCCGGCGTCTGAGGGCGAGCCCCAGATGTAGACGCCGTCGGCGGTCCGCAGCAGGCGGATGTCCTGCCAGTCGTTGTCGTGGAAGATGACCGCCCCGGGCATCGCCCGGCCGGTCACCCGGACCTTCGTCATCGCCTTGTAGACCGCGTCCGGCGAGGGGTCGGTGCCCTTCGCCTGCGTCTGAATCCCCGACACGTTCAGGAACCCGCGCAGGTTCGGCGCCGTGCCGTTCCCGACGAGAATCTGCGAGTCGAGGCGCTGGCGCAGCATAAACGGCAGCCGCCGGTTGACGTAGCCGCGCGCCTGCGGCTCGTCCTCGAGCTGCTCGTCGGTGACGGGCAGCCAGACGGCGACCTTGCGGACGGCGCTCGACCTCTCGGTCAGCGCGAGCGCGGCCTCGGGGTAGGTTCCCGCCTCCGCGGTCTCGGCTGCGGCGTTCGTGAACGTCGTCTCCTCCATGTAGACGACCGACTGCTGCGAGGTCGACCCCGCGGGCACGATGTCGGTCACCTGGATCGGACGGGTCGCGAAATCGACCACGCGGCCGGTGCGGGTCGTCTCCGGCGTCCAGCCGGCGCCGCCGCCGCCGCCGGTCTCAAACAGCGCCTTCAGCTCGATGTCGAGCACGGCCTCCCGGCCCTTGACCTTGTAGGCCTCCGACTCGGTGAACAGCTCGCCGATCGACTTGACGGCAGGCTCGCGCCCGCCCTTGCGGCCGGGCTCAGGGTGGCCCGGGTGCGGCTCGGTCTCGCCGAGCTCCTCGGCGCGGCGCTTGGCCCGCTCGAGGTCCGAGCGCTCCTTCTCGAGCGGTTCGAGCTCGGCGGCGATGTCGTCGATCTCGGTGTTCAGCGCGCGGATCTTCTCGACCTTCGCCTGCGTGTCGCCCTCGATCGTGGTGACCTTCGCCAGGTCGATCTCGTCGCCGGCCTGCTCGAAGATCTCGTGCAGCTTCTGGCGGCGTTCCTCGAGCTGGCCCTGCAGCTCCCTGATCTTCTGCTTCATGGTGTGTCCCTCCTAGAGGTCGCGGCGAAGCGCGCGCAGCCACTCGCGGGTTGCGTCGCTCGCCAGGTCGTTGTCTTCGGGAGGCGCGGTCGTCAGGACTTCGCGCAACCTCTTGAGGCTCGGCTCGAGCTGGGCGAGCAGATCGGTCGTCTCCTCGCCGAGGCCCTTGCCGTGTTCGCTGCGGAGGGTCTTGACCTCCACAGCTCGTGTGACGAGCGCGTCGACGTCGGCCAGGACCGCCGCCGCGTGCTCAGAAAGCTTCTGTCCGCCCTTCACCGCAAGCGTGCGCGTATCGACGCCGGCGCCGAGCATCACGGGCGAGACCTCGTGGACCTTGAGCTTCTTCAGGAACTGGACGGACTGGTCGTCCTTCATCCCCCGCTCTGAGTCGACGGTGTCGAAGCCGTAGGACCACTCCTGCAGCTCGCCCATCGCCTTGATGGTCTCGAAGGTGTCGCGGCCGTGCTGGGTGGCGAGGAAGAACTGACCCTTGAGGATCGCCTGGTCGCCGACCTCGTGGATCGTGCCGCGGCCGACCGGCAGCGCGTCCTTCCAGGACTTGTGGTTGTAGGCCGAGATCCTGACCGCCGCGCCATCGTCGAAGGCACCCTTGACGGTCACGTCGCCGTCGGAGTCGATGACGTCGAGCGTCGCGAAGACGGCCTCGACCTCACCCTTCGACTCGTCGGTGATCTTGAGCCCGGAGAGGGCCTTGGTGTTCACGTCGATGTCTCCTCTCGTCGGGAGGGTCAGGCGGCGACGAGCGCGCGCCGGGCGGCCTGCGCCCGTGCGACCGCGAGCGTCGCCTCGCGCGTTCCCGCGCCCCAGCGCGGATGGTTCGTGTGCTCGACGAGGTC